ACCTCCAATTTGTTCAGGAGTCAAATTACGGTATGCATGCAAAATAGTAGTACCTACGTCGACATGTGGATCATTGGTTTTAGGAGGAGCAGGATTCGGTCCTTTTTTATCCTCTTCTTCTTCATTTTCAAACCCTTCTACAGTACCATATACTTTAGTAATCATCCATAATACAAAAATACCTCCAATTGTAGCCACTATGTAGGACTTACCTGTAACTCCTGGAAAATGATAGGTTACTAAAACAGCTAAGTAGAACCAGGGTAGCAACGAATACAATCTACGTTGAAAAAGAACAACGGTCACTGCGACTAAAATTAATAATCCGACTAAAAAATCTATCTTATTCATCTTATTTACTTAGTTGTCATAAAATTATCATATGTAGATCCTGATCCAGCTGCGTTATTGAATGCGCCTTGAGAAGGTCCTCCAAACGGTGGCGTTTTAGAATTTATTTGAACTCTGTCGGCTATTCCTCTAGAACCAGTACCCTGAAAAGATCCTGCCACCGCACCGAAGCGTGATCCACCTCGGTGTTTTCTTTTGTGTACCTTTTTAGTATGTTTACGTTTACGTTTTCCTCCAACAACCGGAACTTCCGTATGACGAGTCCATAAAGGAGCACCAGTTCCTACTTGTCCCGAGAAACCATAATAACCTCCTTTATGTTTTTTTCCTGTACGATGTTTTTTAGTATGACGTAGTTTATTCATTTAATCTTTTACTAGGAAATGTTTTCAACTACATCCCAAAATTCATCATCATGTTGTATACATTTGCAAATAAACTTATCACCCTTTGTTCTTAAATATTTTGAAGTTTGAATATTGGGAACGCGCAAGTATCCTTTGCCAGGAATTTCGTAGCAATCGGGAATGGCTAATTTTATGACTTCAAGTTCTTGACTATCGTCCTTTTCAATAAAGTATCCGTGTTTTCCAATTTCTTCGGGATGTTCTTCATAACCAATAATTTTATAATTCTGTATTTCCGATTTATGAATTAACTTAGACATACCTTCTGCGTGTTGAGTAAATTTATTTAATAACTTAGGCAACCATTCATAACGTTGAGAAAATGTAGAGCAAGCATATACACAATTTGAATTATAAATCCAAATATCGGAAATTATAAATGTATCCCCAATCTTTTCTGCTCGAAAAAATGTATCACCACATAATCGTTCATCGATAATACAATTTATTTTTTGATATTCGTGTTTGTTTGACCAAATACAAACAGGAATATTTTGTTCATATGTAAATACTAACCAACCTTTTATACCATTTGTTTGAGCTACTTTAAATGTTTTAAGTTCCGGGGGGACGGGTTTCTTGAAGACCAACCGGTAATTCGGGGTCCAATCGTAACGAAGTTGTAGTTGGTTTACGAGGTTCATACTCAGGTAATTGTACTTCTTGAGTTTCTTGTCTTAAAACAGGTGTAGTGACCGGAGGAAACAACGGTTGAGCCGGAGTTTGAACTGGTACTTGTACAGGTGGCTGTTGTTGATACACAGGAACCTGTTGATAAATCACTTTAGGTTCAGGAGGGTACATGATTTTCATAACTACAAATGTAATTAACTGAAGTATCACCATAACCGCAATCGTGGCTAATGCTATATAAAAAACATCTAATATAACCATCGTATTTGTTGAACAGAAAGGTTTCTGAGTGTTCAGTAAAGACGCAATGGAAACTATTAGTGAAAAAGCGATCGAATTAGTTGAAGAAAAGAAAGAAGAAATCGTAGAAAAGGTTGTAGAACAACTAGAATCGAAAAAAGAAGAAATTGAAGAAAAGATAGATCAAGCCGAGAATGTCGTTGAACAAACGGTTGAAGCTATCGGTGATAAGTTAGAAGCAATTGTAGATAAATTAGATGATAATCCTCAAATTGCCAAAGCTATAGATGTTCTCGATGATGTAATCGGTAATCAAATCGATGGACGAGAAGTTACTTGTTCTTGCTTTTCTTGGCTATTTGTTCTTCGTATAACTCGAAAAAATCCTCCGACTGTTCCGTCCAAACCAACGGAGACTGAGAATAAACCTTCATCTCAATAGTTTCACAATATTCATAATTAGGGATTACACCTTCCCATTCTGAACTTTCAATAATTAGATCATGTTTATCTGCGTAGTATACTTGTCGTTTCTTTAATTCGGGAATATAGCACCATCCATCATTACACCATAAATAAGTCAATAGTTTTGTTTCTATTGGATTATTTAGGTTATGTGTTTTAGGATCTGATTTTTTAATCTTCATACTTTACTTAAACATAATCATGTACTAAGTAAATTAGTCCATAAGTTGATATACTATTAATGCAAATACGACCGAATGAACAAATAGACCGTAATTTGTCGGACAACCTTTTTCGGCTATTTTAAAGAAATCTTTAAAACTTGGAATATAGTATTCGACGATTGAACCTACCATATTATCAACAACATGATACGTAAACGGAGAACTAATTACGTAGAACAGTAATGCAGCGGTTATCGTAGCTTGTAATTTTTTTTCAAACTTTACCATTTATAAACTAAAACAGATTTTAAATATTCGATAGTTGAAGTTATATCGTTGCTAGAATCTAATTTATTAGCAATGTAATACAGCACGAACGAAATCACTACATAAGACGAAGCTTGACCGAACGTTTGAGGAGTAAGTTGACTAATACCAGGTAATCGACAGATCAACATTTGAACCACAATGGTAATCCATAATAATATAACCGTTAAAAGTAATTCAGGAGAAAATACTTGTAATAATTGATTATCTACTATATAAGTACGAATAACGTATATAAATACTCCAAATACAATTAGATAAACCATTTTTTGGGAAAATCCTGCACCCGGTATTAAATATTCCGCACGTAACACTTTACCTAAAAAGTAACATGTGAATGCAAGAAAATATAATGCCCACCCCGTGAGGTATAATCCTTTACCAATCGTTTCTTCTAACGCGCCCATTTATTAGGAGAATAATAGTTTTTTATTTTCCATAACGGTAAACATAACAGCAAAAATCGCACCAACTATGGATGCATATTTAAATTTATCTTCTGCTGTATATGTTTTTGTCCAACTGTTCGGAAGAATGTATAACCAAATCACAATTCCAAACATAAATACAATAAATCTTGGTATACTCGCAATCAATATTAAGAATACATCGGTAACTCCGGCCATTTAATTTAAGAAAATGTTTTTTGTGTTTGGATAATCGCAGATATCCACTGAGGAATATTTTCGATTAATTTATGCACAGCTACAATATCATGCGGTACCGAATAATGCACATCTAAACTTGTACTTTCACAAATGAATAAAACGGTGGTAATTAAAAACACCATTCTTTGTTTCATTATTCCTACGTTCCATCGCAAACAATGAAATTTAAATAAAGCATCCAAATACGGTTTCAACATTCCGGATTGTGGTGAATGATGCCCAGCATCTAATACTGCTTCCCAGATCATCCAAATAACTAGATTTGAAAATTTTTCATCAATAAAAGGATTTGGACGATACGTACACACTAAGTCTTCTTTATGTTGCTTTTTATATACACTTGCGTACTTTAGCATCCAAGAAATCCAATATAACGCACGAGTAAAATCTCGTGTTTCTGGTCGTAAGCAGTAAACCAGTTCATTATAGGGGACATAAAACGCAATAGGATCATGTTCTTTCACTAAATGTTTCGCATAGTTTGCCGAAGGAGCTTTTAAATTTTCATTAATCGTTATTTGAACGAAATCGTGTTCAGGTTTAATTTTAGGTAAAGGTATTAGTTTATTTTTTCTACACATAGCAATACTCGCTGCGACTTCACAAACCAGGATTCGTACGTCGTGATTATTACGAATATCTTGCATACTTAACACTGAATATTGACCTTCATAAGGAGCAAACTTTTCATACATTTTTACTAAGTATAAAAACGTATTTGGCGCTGCGCGATTAATATTCTTGGCTGCGGATTCAAATAATGTACTCCACATCGAGTGTACTAATCCTGAACAAAGAAGTTCAAGTGTCCAATAGCAAGCGTAATCAGCATGACCAAGCTTGATATTCTCATCTAAAACCTTATATACATGTTGCCGTAAATGTCCTGAAAAGGTAAATTTTTGAAAATCTACAACCGTACGTGAATCAAATACGTTCATTATTTTTGGAAGTAGCATAAATGTTGATATTCTTTTCCCGCATTGATCATATGTACTGTTTCGACTAATCGAAATCCTGAAGTTTGAATAATGTTCATCATTCGTTCTTTAGAAGGCATTACCCAATGGTGTTTATTTTCACGAAATTTCTTACCATCATTATCGGTCTTATCGTAGTAAGTAAAGACTTCATTAAATTCTACATCGTCGTCATCTTTCTTTTTGTTAAATTTTCCAACATATTTGAATTTATCGAAATAAATATTGGAATCTACTTTACGATCAATGGAATACTTTTGTAATGAAAACGCAGCGAACGGTGATGCTAAATCAAGCACCGGATCAAAACTATCCGGATCGACTAAGTGAACAATAAAGTATCCACCGGGTTGCAACCATTGGTAGGCATTATCCGATAATACTTTTGGATTATCAAATTGATAAATTGAAAAATTTAACAGCAAACAATGACTGGAAGATTTCGGAGGAAATAATTGAACTTTAGTAATATCGTCTTTTTTGAATTTGGCACCCGGACAATTCTTTCGTGCTTGTTCTAACATAGCGTTCGATAAATCGACACCGATATAGTTTACTCCTAGATTCTTAAAGTAGCATGCATGAGGAGCTGTACCGCAACACATGTCGATAACTTTTACATCTGTAGTATTCCAATCGGCTAAAGATATATCTTGCATCGAAACCTCTTCGAACTTTAGTTTTTCACTACCGTGCCATAAAAGATTGTATATCGCTGCGTAACCAGTATCATACATATCTTCTACATTTTCATACGTTACACCGTCTTCATTTTCAAAATGTTCAACCGAGGAAGCCCATAGAGTTACTCCGTAAAACAATACAACCAAAATAGCCATAACCATAAATGCTGTTATGTTCATATTGTTATTTTGTTAGGAAGTGTTTTTCCAACTAGATACCGTTGTTGTTTGCATGCTATTTGGTAATATCTTTTTTGGTCTTGTGAAAAATTTATATCCGATGTATATTATCAGAACCGCAATAAGAACATATAATAACGTTGTCCATCCCGAATAAACCGCGTAAGTTGTAACTGGTTTCTGATTTAATACCTGTAACCGATCGAGTACAACTTGTTTATCTTTTGCTTTCTGGTATTGTTTATTTAAGAAATTGGTTTCTTCTTCATCCGTAGCTTCTTGGTATTTAATAGCATTAGCCATTGCTACAAATGTTTTATTCGATTCATTCTGTTTCGTTAATTCATTATAACGATTCACGTAACCCGAAATTATCGGTTCAATTTCTTTTTTCGCAATTCGGTCTTTTTCTTTTTGTAACCATCCAGGTCCATTTACAGCAGTATAGTATGCGATTCTAGCCTGTTCGTAGCCATTTGGATCTGTATCTCTTGTTTCGGCTTTTTGATCCAATGTTAGTTTTAAACCGGCTATAGTTTTTTGTTTTTGACATTCGGCATCGCATACCGGAGCTGGAGCTGGTGGTTTTGAAGAAGGAGGTTGAGGAGCAGAAGGTTGATTACCCATCTTTATCAATTTGCATAGGAATAAGTATATCCTACTCCTCCAAGAATAAGTATAGCAATAATACTATTGGCATATTCGCCAAAAATAAAGGGTAATATGAAATAGGCTATAACGGCTATAAATAAAATAATGATTAATTTAGCCATCGTTTTTAAGTTGGCTTCAATGTTATAAATTTCCGCATTCGCACTTTCGATTTTATCGTGTAACTTTTTGGCTTCTTCTTTATTCTTTTTGGGTGTAGTTTTATCTACTTTGAATACAGACGAAAAATAACTCACAACATCATTAATCTGTTTGTTTAAAGTCATAACTTTTGTTTGCTTCGAATATTCGTCTTCCGCAGATTCCACTATATCACTTCGTTTACTGTCGTACGGAGTTATATTGCTCATGATTTGAGCATAGTCAGAAGAATCTGGTTTTGTGAATATATTTCCAACATCTCCGTCAGTAGTCGTTGTCATCCATAAATTTCTTGAGGTTGGTTCAATTGTTAACGATACTGGAGTATAACCTTTCGTATCTAAAGGATCAATTTCTTTAGGATCTGTACAACCATTGGCACATCGATACGTTATACCTGCATTATCGATACCAAATAAAGCGGTCTGATCAGCATCACCCACGATAGATTTTAAATTCTTCCCTTTAAAACCTTGAATAGGTGTCCATCCAGTCTGCAGTGTCTCATCGGTTCGCATAGCATTACCTAACGTATCTTTACCGTATAGAGCCGTTGAACTTGACGATGTAATTTTTATAGTATTTTCGGTTGTAGAAATCCAGTTTCCGGTTGTACATGGTTTTGGACACTTGGCTTTATTGTTGGATCCATCCTGTGCCCAGATATAGGTATTCGTTGAAAAAATAGAATTGGCCGTAAAAGGAACGGAAATAGTAAGCCAGTCCGTTCGGTTATCAGCTGTCTTTATAGATAATGAACCATTCGTCAAAACATATACATTAATGTTATCGGTTGTAACATCTAATATAGTTCCGGGTATTGAAACTTGTGTCCAATTACCTGAACAAGGTACAGTACACATGAAAAGTTGGTTTATATCATTATATCCCCAAACATAACCGGCCGAGGATGCGGATGCCTTTACTAATTCACCGGTAATGTTTGACCATGATGGTTTAGGACCTACTTGTGAGGTTAAAACATTGTCAATGGCATCTGTTGCAGAATCATATTCATTTTGGAAGTCCATTAATTTAATATTAGAACTTTAATACATTTAATTGAATACCTTTGATGTTGTATAATTCTACGGCACCAGTACCACCGTTGGGTGTAGTACCTGATTTCATTTGACCTTCTCGAGTAAAGGGTTTAATGCTTTGATCACCTTTAGGATTCTTGGCAAGCTGATCAGCGATTCCGGCACGACGACGTTTCATTTCAAGTAACATCGAGTAATCCGTGGCAGGTCCTTTTTGGACGCCGTCTTTATAAGTTAATCCAACTACGTTTGGCATTTATTCTATCTCAACAAAATGTAATGGAAATAAGAGAATTTCGACACTCGCGAGATAAAAAAATTCAAGAGTTCAAAGATGAATATAATTCATTAAAAACAGGATACTCGGAAACGCTTTTATTAGCTATACAGGAGACCGATCCTTCTCAACAGCAGATATTGTTGAATAAAGTTCTTGATTTAAATTCGTCTCTTTCCGAATTATTACGCAGTTTCATTGCTGAAATTAACAAAGGAACCGACAAATTTAACCCTAAGGATCTTGACGAACTCATGCAGGACCTAATTAATTACCAAAAACAGTATAATGAAATTCAAAAAAGCAAAGATAAACTTGAAACATTAAAGATCATCTATGCTCAAAATCGAGACAAATTAAAAGAAGTTACATTTCAGTATAATGCTTTAATTATTATTCTTATTTTGTTAGCTATTGTAGTATTCATACTTGGATTTACAACTCATAGTCGGTATTCAATATCTAAAATAGTTAGTTCCTCGATACAATCAATGCCATCACAATGAGAGCACCGGTAATATAGTATAAATAATTTGTACTAGGCGGAACTAGTTCTTGATTACGAATTTCTGAAGCCTTTAATTTATCGTGTTCTTCGATAACCCTTCGTTGCGCATTCTTTTGATCAGCCGTTATTTCTCGTAACTTTTCTTCATGGTTTTCATCATAAAAACTTGAAATTATGTTTTGTTGCTCACTATTTTGCGATTCTAAGTTACTAATTATATTTTCAATAGCCTGTTGTGAGCTTTGGTAAGCACTTTGATAACTTGAGTTACCGGTTATTTTATATTGCAAAAAGTTATCATGATAACTTTGAATCAATGTATTAAACTGATTGTTCATTTGTTTATATCTTCAGTTTTCAAGTACATTCAGGAACACAGAATCGATAACGTTTATTCTCAGCCGATGAACCACATAATCCGGTAACTTCAACAACATCACCCGGGCGTGCACCTATCCATTTAGCCATAGCGTCTTGTGAATCAATCTTAGGAAGTTTTTCTAATTGTTCAATATTATACTCTTTCATCATTTTGGTTACTTCTTCTTCGCTAAGAATTCGATGTTTAGGAACTTTGCGATGTTTAGAAATATCAAAGTTTAAGTGAGACAGATAGAATATTTGTATTAATGTATTTGAACGTTCAGTAATGTGTTCTCGTAAAAGTTTTAGCACTTTTTCGGACGGATTTGTAGGACTCACAATAATCATACCCGATGTATGATTATTCTCCGAAGCATAATTGATAAAGTTATTGACTTCAGAATCGGTAAGACGAGTTTTTTCACTAAAGATAATTAACACTCCACCGAATAAATACATTCGCGTTTGATCCAACGGGTTTCCAATTGTTTCAAATTTTTCATCTTTTATACCCCGAGCCGTTAAAATGGCTTTTAAAGTTTCTAGAGGACGATCTTCCATTATTTATGTTATTCACAACCTATGAAAAAGATATTCCATTTTTCACATGTTTAAAGTAAATGAAAGGTGGTAGCTTTTTAGAAAAAGGATATATAGTTCATTATGCACTAGCCATAGTGGCTATTATTGTGGTTATTGTGCTATCGACACGTAGAGAACACTTCGCAGCCGAATTTGTCGATCATAGCAAAGAACGAAAAAATGATTTAACTCGAGTGTCTTCGTACGCTCAAGAAACCAATCACTTTAAACCCATCAATGCAATGCATGAACCTATACCGGGATTAGAAACACCCTTTCGAGTCAATTTATATAATTCATTCATGGAATAGTTTAAAGATTACGAATCTTATTTAAAAAAATGAGATTTCACGCGTTAGGACTTCCGCATACCGTAACTCGTAAAGATTATTCGGCATGTGCATTTACTCAAAAAGTTTTAAAGTTTTGTAAGATGATGACTCGTCGAGGTCATACTGTTTACCATTATGGTCATAAAGATTCAGAAGTTGAATGCACTGAACATGTTCCAGTAACCTTTGATGAAGATCTTCAAAAAGCTTACGGGAATTATGATTGGAGAAAGAATTTTTTTCAACACAATACAGCTGATCATGCTCACCAAATATTCAACCAACGTGCAATCATTGAAGTAGGCAAACGTAAACAAAAAGGAGACTTTATTCTTTGCTTCTGGGGATATGCTCATCGTCCTATTTTTCAAGCTCATCCCGAGTGTATACCCGTAGAACCCGGTATCGGTTGTACGAATGAACCGTGTTGCCCTCAAAATATTTTTGAATCGTATTCGATTATGAATCAGGTCTATGGAATGTATAAACGTTCTCCGCATTGGTACGATGCTGTAATTCCTAACTATTTTGATCCGGAAGATTTTGAATTTAACGATAAACCTAAAGATTACTTTTTATTCGTTGGTCGTATTATTGGATCTAAAGGTGTAGGTATAGCTGTTGAAGTAACTCAACGTATCGGTGCAAAACTGTTAATTGCTGGTCAGGGTGATTTAAAAACTATAGTTGGACCAAATATTCCTGATCATGTAGAAATTATTGGTTACGTAGAACCCAAACAGCGATCCGAATTAATGAAAAATGCAAAGGCGTTATTAGCACCTACTCATTTTAACGAACCTTTTGGCGGAGTTATGGTAGAAGCTTTATACTGCGGTACACCAGTGATTACTACTGATTGGGGTGGATTTGCCGAAAATAACCTCCATGGTATAACGGGTTACCGTTGTCGTACAATGGATCATTTTGAATGGGCCTGTAAAAATATCGACAAAATTGATCGACGTTCTTGCCATATTTGGGCGGATCGTAACTTTGGATTAGAACGCGTAGCTTTGATGTATGAAGAATACTTTGAAAGTCTTTCTAAAGTACATAATGGAAAAGGATTCTATGAAGAAAATCCTGATCGTAAAGATTTAGACTGGTTAAAAAGATATTACCCACCGTCTACAACAATAGCATCCCTTTCTCCCGAGGAGACTGAGGAATCGTGCCATTCGTGCGATGATTAGTAATTTCTTCCCATACGGAAGTTAAACTTGGTAAATGTTTATTTAACCATTCGGTATCATGGTTAACCGTCGTGGCTCTCCAGTTTTGTAAAACCCAATAGGTTAATTCCCATAATTTTTTATTTTCACCAAGTTCTTGTTCGCGCCATTCGGCTACAGATCGAGTATCATGTACATCTTTGTATAATACCTTATCTTCGTTCGATACAGCAAAGAATGATTTATAATTCGTTTCGGTTTCTACCCATTCGGTATAGCTTACTTCTCTAAAACGCATTTCAATATATTCACATTCATCGAGTCCAGTACATTCCATCTGAAGTTGCATTTGATGCACATACGCATTCGGTATTGGGCTTTCATTCGTAAACTCTCGAGATATCGGACATTTAAATTCAACTAATTTCCCATATCTTGAATCTTCTTCATTTTCGGATATAATAATACCGTCCGGCGATGCTCCTAAGAAACTTACTGTAGGATGCGATACGCAAGACAAGTCTTCAATTTTTATATTTTTTTGAAGTTCACAATATATTTGTTTTGCTATCGGTTCAAACCGTGTACCCCATACCAATGCTCGTATTCCAGAACCACTCGATTGTTGACGAGGAACTAATTTTGATATGATAAGTTCATGTCGTTGAGTAGGAGTAGCTTCCGCTAATCCTTTATATATTTCGGATGCAGTTAACATAGTATCTCGTTTTTTGTACCATCCTTCTGTACGTTGATCATTTTGGCCATATGTCTCAATTAAGTTCTTTACTTTTTCTAATTTAGACATGTTTATACTTAATATAAAAAGTTCTATTATATGAAATTCGTTTTATCCCCATTCAATAATGAATCGAGTTGGGTATTCTTGAGTTGCGAACCATTGCATAGCTTTTTTAAATAAATCGTGATCTTTTTTAGACCAACCATATTCACATTTCGTTTCGTTAGGAAACATTTCTTGTACTTTTTCCCAACTTGGAAATTCTTCATAAACAGATTCTACCGTATCGTACCAAACATCTTCACGCATGTACGCTCGATACCAAGGTCCTTTTTCGTCAACAAATCGACGATATTCTTCAGGAACTGTAATATCCGGAATCACCGGTTTACCTGTAACTGAATTTACCCTAGAGGCAATATAGATCTGGCAGTAGAATCCCATTTTTTGAATATACGAATATCAATTAACAAATAAATCCATTTTCTATAGTAAAACCGTTTTACATGTATTCACCAAAAAATAACCAAATGGAAATCCAAACACAAGAACAATGGGTATTATTTCGATTAGAACGATTTTATGCAAATCCAGAAAATGTTCAAAAAGTTAAAGACATATTAGAAGGCAAATCTAATCTATCCCTGCGATTAATCGATTGGTTTGTAACGAATTATGCAAAAAAATTCAATACATCTTTTTTAACCAAAGGTGGTAAACACGTTATCGTATATCTTTCGTATAAGTCTCATTTAAAAGCCTATAGCAAAAAACGGTTTGATCCCTTCTGTCGATCGAACCGAATTAAATTTCAAGATTTTGAAACTACGGTAGGTCAACTAAATTTCTTCGAATGGGCAATTACGGATGAAATATTGGATTATTTAATTTCTCATTACGATCATGTTCATTTGGATATGGAAACTCGATTAAAGGAAGAAGAAACCGTTGAACCGCATAAAAAAAGACATGAGTTATCCAAATCCGCCACCAATTCATTAAAGTATCATACAATTCCTATTACAGTTCGTTTTGATTAACCGTCAATTAGTATTTCTTTAATTCGTAAGATTACACTACGAACAAATCCAGTTTTTATATAAGATGTTTTCAGCATTGAGACAAGGATTAGTTTATAAAGATATTTCACCGGATGTTACAGAGCATGATGATGATATAGATGCTGACCAATGGAACTACGACAGCAAAGATGTATATCGTGGAACAATTGATCCTCGATACACTGAATATGATTTAAACGTTTATTGGTTATATGACGATGATTTAAACCGCATAGGATTAGCGGAACATGATTCAACGAATGCTTCGGTTTTTCATGTTCTTTGGTTCTATAAGAATCCTTTTGCGACTTTATTTCAAACTCCGTATTGGCAATCTAAAAATAAAACACTATGGTCTATGCTTTCGAATGAAGCTTACCAAGATTGTTTAGAGGATGATTTTAAAAGCATATTCGATAAATGTTTAGATAGCGAATATGTTTTAATTACTCCTGAAATGATCATCAATCCACCTAAATTATACACATGTAAAAAGTGTAATAAAAAATCACTGTCGCCTTTAAAGAGTTGTAAGGATGTTATAGAAACACCTTACTTTTCGTCTAAAGAGAAGTTTTTATTTCTTGATGACTCATTTATTTTGTACGATCCACCTTCTAAACATTCTGAGCAACCGGACCACGTTTCTTACGAGCCGGAGCCGGAACAGGAGCAGGAGCCGGAGCAGGAGAATCTTCTTCCTCTTCAATCTGAGTAAGTTCGACTTCTTGTTCAGCTTCCTGTTCTTCTTCAGGTTCAGTTTCAGTAACACGTGTACTCACGGGTTTCTTTTTGTTCTTGAATAATGAATCAGCAGAATCATCGTTTTCTTTTTCTGGAAAGATTTGAGCAGTTTCTAGCGTCCAAGAGACACCAAACGCACCACCTTGTTGAGTGTATACTTTACCAGAGATACCTAAGATAGCTTGCATATTATTTTTGAATATCGTCGGAATTGCATCCGGGACAACAACTACAGGATTACCATCCGCATCACTAACACCAGGTTTTGTTAAATGTACGATTTTCTTTTTCGTACCATCTGGTTTAGCTTGATCATAAACTTTAACTTTCACGCGAATTGAAGGATCATATTTTCCATTAGGAGTTTTTGATCCTTTATCCGTAGAACATTTAATGATTCGGGCAAATGAATCCCGAATCGTTTCTTCACTACGTTTTTTACCAAACCAATCAGTACTATGTTTGACTGCAGTTTGAATAACACATTCTTCTAAATCTAACATTTTATTATATAATACAGCGCTTGGAGTAGTTTCTCCAGATCGTTCCATTGCGAATTTATCTACACCTTTCATCGCTTGAGTAATAGTGTATTCAAGTTCACCTACTTTATTCGGTAAGCTCATTAATCGTATTTCGCTATAATCTAATAATAATTGGAAATCTTTTTTATCAGCACCATATTTTAAATATATCGTTGGAGTACGACCGGGTTGGAGTTTTGATTGCTCGAATGAAAGTTTACTTACGTCAAATTCATTAATATCGACGGGTAATAATTTTTTAGTTGCATAATCGTTGCTCATTTTAGGTTATTTTACTTGTATACTTATCATATACGTACTAGACGTAAATCCGTTTTCAATAAAACCAAAAGATAATAAGTAAAATAATGAAGTGTATTTCATGTAAAAACAAAAAAAGTAACGATCGATGCTGTAACGAAGCATTGAAAGGAATTTCTTTCTGTGGAAAACATGCTAAAGTTTTAAAACCAAAATTATGGACCGAAGTCAATAATGTGACTGAAAAAGTTAATTTGATTATAAAAGTTTGGAAAGGGTATTTTCTACGAAAAAGATTAGCGTTAGCTGGTCCAGGTGTTTTAAACCGGAAAGTATGTAACAACACTGAAGAAATATATACATTTTGTGAAATAAAAGAAATACATCCATTAGATTATTTTGGGTTTGAACAAGACGGTCAAGTTTATGGATTCGATATTCGAACCATGATTGCTTGTTTACATGAAAAATTTAATTCTACAAATCCATTCAATCGTCAACCATTTCCTATGGAGGCTCGAATACGACTAAGGCAATTGTATGGATACCGATTTCGTAATAAGATACCGTTGTTACACGAAAATATGTCTAATCAAAATTTTGAACAAATCATACGAAACAAGTGGTTACAGTTTTGCCAGATTATGGAAGAAAATGGTTTCTTTAGTATCAATCCGAACATATTTTTATCCTTGAGTAAAATACAGTTATATATATTCCTAAATCTTATCTGCAACGATATGAAAAGTTGGGCATCTGAGAAAAACTTTGAAAACTCAAAAAGAAAAATTTATGTCTTTTGGTTAAAAACAATACTAAACCGGTATAGTCAATATTTGAACACAGCTCAGTTATCGATTAACCTAATATCTGTACTCAATAATATTTTATACGATTGTGTAAATCCATACCCCGTGTGTTTTAATATTATGTCCGCCCTCTACCGTTTGTGATTTAAACAGGTCACGAGAATACAAAGTATAACCGCGTTAAGAATGGAAGCAACTAAAACTGTAACTAAAGCAAACAAGATGGCTAAAGATAACAAACCCAAAAACACCGCTCCGGCCCCTGCCCCTGCTACTCCTGTTAAAGGACGTAAAACTACTGCGAAAGCTGAAGTAACTGTACCTGTCGCTACTCCGGCCCCTGTTGTAACCGAAACTCATGTTGACACTCGTAGTGCCGATGCGATTCTCTCTTCTCTCCAAGAACATTTAAAAGCTTTAGGCTCTGAAATGTCTACTCGTGTTCGTGAAGCTGTTAAAGAAGCCTTAGATGCCACTAAAGCTTTAAAACGTGAAGCTCGTGATTCTAAAAAACGTCGTCGTAAAGATCCTTCTGAAATGACGGCCGAAGAAAAGAAAGCTTGGGAAGCCCGTCGTGCGAACAATGCCTTCTTAAAATTACGTCCTATTTCGGATGAATTATCTTCGTTCATGGGATTACCGGCTAAATCTCAAAAGAGCCAAACGGATGTTACCAAATTCATCAGTAACTACGTCAAAACTCACAACTGTTTTGATCCCAACTTCAAACGTCGTATCATCCCTGATGCGAAATTAGCCAAATTATTACGAGTCAAAGATGGTCAAGAAGTTACCTACCTCAACTTA